AGGAAAAGGTTCATTTCAAGGAACGAAAACGGATTCTTATTTGAAGTGGATTTAACAGGATTTCACTTGTATTTGATTTATTTGATTATCGGAAAACCTTTTCCTTCTGATCCTTATAAAGAATTAGGTCAGTTTTATGAACCTACCTTTGACCCTAAATCATACACCTTCAAACAGATTTATGGCGGCGTAGATGATCATTTACGAGAAGTTGAACCTTTCAAATCAATCATTAACCTGCAACAATCCGTTTATGAAACTTACAAGCAAGGTAATCTTAAAACTTTTCTGTTTGGAAGGCCAATAACGATCCAAGGGTTAAGTCAAACGAAGCTATTCAATTATATGCTTCAAAACCTTGAAACTGAATTTAATGCAGGATTAATCAATGATTTGATGCAAAGGTTAGACGGTAAAAATACCAAATTAATCCTTTATACTTATGATAGTTTCTTATTTGATTATAGCCCAAAGGATACTCCTGCTATCATTAAATCTATCTTGGAAACCTTCAAAGAAATTCCATTTCACTTGAAAGCAGGATTTAATTATAACGAACTTAAACAGATAAACTTATGATTACTCAAACCATTGGACAATTACAAGAACTAGGATTTCATTGTAATAATTTTATAAAAATGACTTTACCCGCCGAATTATTTGATGTTTATGATCAAAATATAGTTGGAATTAATAGTAGTAATATTAATAACATATGTGTACCTATAACAGCTCACGAATGTAAACTTGATAATGAACTTATTTCAAAGGTCAACAGTTATAAACTTGTGGCATGGTATCCAAAAGTTAAAACTAACAATGTGATTTGTATAGCATTTTTAGACGAAATTGTTAATCATTATGAAAATAAACCTAAACGATTAAATGCTTAATGAACTGTTAATGAACTTGCATTTCTCCCGAAATTTACTTATATTTGTGAATAACGATTTTGGATTACTGGATGGTAATCTTCTTACTACTTTTTTAACTTTTTAACCACTTGGAAAACTTATGAGTGAAAAACTTTCCGGCCTTGCGTTGATCAAGGCAAAACTTGCAGACTTAAACAAACAAAGTCAAAAACCTGCTTCCGGCGCAAGCGCCCAAACTCTTTATTGGAAACCGGGACAACGGGTAGACGATAAAGGAAATGTGCTGCCCGATTTAATCCGTATCCTGCCAAATAAATACAGCGAAGACCCTGATTATCCGTTTTTGGAACTACCAATTTATTGGCCAAAACAATTCGGAAAAACATGGCTGTCTCCTACTTATTTTGGTAAAAATGATCCAGTAGTGAACTATTGTAACGAGTTGTTTGATGGTACGTTTATTGAAAACAAAGAATTGTATTTTCAGAAGAACGACATTAAAAAAGCCCTAATGCCGGGAACAAGATATTATGCGTTGGTATTGGATCGTAATGCTGAACAAGATGGTCCGAAGTGGTGGAATTTTGGGGTAGAAGTATTCCGTGAACTTGGAGAATTGATGACCAACGAAGATTATGGCATGATACATGATTTGACTACTGGGCGCGATTTAACAATCAAATATACACCAGCAGAAGGGAAGGCAAGAGCAAAAACAAGTGTAATGCCGAAACCAAACGTAACCGTAGCCACTAATGATGCTGAAATTAAAGCTAAAATTGAAAATATCGGTAACGTCGTGGATTCATTTATTTGCCCTACGGAAAAAGAACTTTCCGCTGCATTGGATAAATATTGTAATGTAGAACCGCAAAACCCTGTTCAATCTAACACTACTTCTGCACGTGCAAACCACGATGCTACAAACGAAGGATTTGATATGACTGACTTCAAGGTTCCGTCCCCAAGAGTTGAACCTGATATGAAGGAGTTGAACGACATTTTTGCTGAATTGGATAATAAGTTGAAAGGGTAATTTATTCTGTTAACTTATGTATGAATTGGAAGGGAGATTTAAGTATTTCCCTTCCTTTTTTAACCCTTAAATGAAACCAATATGGCAAAGAAAACAAAAGAAAAAATAGAAAACCGTCCTACTAAATCGGAACAGGTTGATACTCTTGCAACAGACGTACTTGCAATTATCAATAAAAGTTTTAAAGAATTTCCAGATGCAGGCCAATACCTGAAAAATGCAAACATGGTTGTTGATTGGATTTCTACGGGCAGCGATATTTTGGACCTAGCAATTTCAAATAGACCTAATGGGGGCCAACCAAGTTCCAAAATTGTGGAATATGCGGGGTTAGAAGGATGTGTAACCGAAGATACTGAAATAGAAGTTATTATTGACTAGAAAAAATGTTCTCCCGTGATACTTATAATAAAATATAATGGGAGGACATTTTATGAATACTATTTTAGAATCAATTGTGGAATTGATAGATGCTGGATTATCTACTGCTGAAATTTCAGAAAAATTAAATCTGCAAAACAAGCGGATACTTAGGACGCTTAGAAGATTTAAAAAATTTGATTATGTTGATGTTTTATTGCAAAGATCGTATGATAGGTATATTCAAAGTTCTACCATTGCTGCAAATAAAAAATATGAAGAAATTTTCGGGAAAAATTTTGTAGAATTTATTAGATTAGTTAATAATGGTTATACTACTAAACAATTTGAAATTGAATTTGATATTGGTAACAAAACTGTTGATTTGCTTGCCAACCGAACTGATACACTTGATACATTACGATTAAATAATCGTATTTTAAAATCGGTTAGCACGACTCAAACATATAAATCTAAAAGAAACGTTCAAATTGATGAAGTTATATCTAAGTATGAAACTGAAATTACTAAATATTTGCAAGATGGATACCATTTTAAACAGCTTCGCCTTGCTCTTCCAGAAAAAATTTCTATTAAACTTTTAAATTTAGTAATCGAACGTCTTGGGTTAACTGAATTACGACAAAAAAATAGTTACGAAACATTTGTTGTCAACGCCAATAAAATTTCTAAGTTGGGCGCAGAAAAGACCAAAGGAAAACCAGCAAAGGAAATACTTCCAGAAATACATGAATTTTACAAAAAAAGTGTCGAAAATAGAAAATATGATGGTGAAACTCGTAGGGCAATATTAAAACAATTTGGTAGAGGTCACACTGGAAATAATACATGGAATGTTTTAATTTCATTATATGGAAAATTAACAATAGCACCAAAAGCAGTTTATGGTGAGCAAAATTATTGGTTTGGAAAAGAGCCACCAAAAGGAGCAGGTAGCGGAATAAGTGGTCATATATATGGGTTCGGTCAAAAAATATTTTTTCGTAGTTCGTTGGAAATGCTGATTTATATATATTTGATTGATAATAATATTACATTTTCATTATCAAACCATTGTATTAAATACAAACATAATGGTAAAATAAGTAATTATCATCCTGATATTGTTATAAATGAAAAAATATTTGAAATAAAACCAACAGTTAAAATAAATTGGCCATTAAACATTTCCAAACATTCTGCCCTTGTTGAATATTGTGCTTCTTACAATTTGAAGTGTGAATATATTACGGAATTTACCTATCCAATCGAACATATTGAATATGAATATGTAGAAAAACTGATAGCGGAAGAAAAAATAATAATCACTGAAAAACAGTTAACTCGTTTAAAAAACTATTTTGATAAATGTCACAAAAAATTAAAATCGGTGAAGTCGAAGACTTAATCAAATCTGGTAAAAAGGTTTATGTAAAAACACTTGGCAATGAATTTACGCAAATAACTGATTATATTCATAAAGGGAATTTACAAACCTATCTTGTTACACTTGAAAATGGGTTAAATGTAAAAGTTAGTTCGGAACATAAATTTTTTAGCGATTCCGGGTGGATTATGGTTAAAGACCTGCGAAAAGATTTGCATAAACTTTTATGTGAAAATGGAAAATATTATTCAATTGTTTCGATTGAAAATATAGGAATCCATAAAATTGTAGATATTACCGTTGTTCATCCCGAACATTGTTACTTTGGTAATGGGATATTGCATCATAATTCAGGAAAATCGTTAATGGCTGCTCATACAATGGCAGAATGTCAGAAAAAAGGCGGCTTGGCCGTTTTATTTGATACCGAAGGAGCCGTAGGTATGTTGGATTTTTATGAATCGATCGGATTGGATTTGGATAAGTTGATTTATATCGATAAAATCCGCGCATTAGAAGAAATTTACGCGACTGTCCAAAATATTATTGTAAAGCATACTGAGTCCAAATCAAATAAACCTCTTGTTATTGTTATCGATTCAGTGATGGGCGCAACGACTAAGAAAGAACTTGAAGAAGATGTTGAACAAAAAGGGTATGCAACGGAAAAATCAAAAATCAATTCCAATGCGATGAGGATTTTGCCAAGTCTTTTGAACGGAAAAAATATTCTTTTGGTGTTAGTAAATCAACTTCGAGCTAATATGAATGCTTTTGGCCCCGCTGCCGATCCGTGGCAGACCACTGGCGGTACAGCAATTCCATTTACCGCTTCGGTTAGATTACGATTCAAGAAAATGGGGCAAATCAAAGGCAAAATTAACGGTATTGATACTGCTATCGGTGAACGGGTACAAGTTCAAATCGTTAAAAACCGCGTGGGACCACCAAGACGTAAGGTAACATTTGATGTTAGGTATGATAGCGGAATTGATAATTATGGTTCTTGGTTAACTTGCCTTAAAGAACTTGGCGCAATTGGTCAATCCGGTTCAAGTTACAGTTATAAATTTGTAGATGAAGAAACAGGAGAAGAAATTACTAAGAAATTTCAAAGTAAAGATTTTAAAGCATTGATGAATGATAATCCTGAATTAAAAGAAAGGATTTATAAGCAAATATGTGATGAATACGTGATGAAATATGAAACTGGAAATGATGAAGATGAACTTGGAATTGACGACATTGAATTAGAAATATCAAACGACGAATAAAATGAAACTTTACATCTTAAAGCACCCAATATACGGTTATTTGACTTCAAATAAATATTATAGTGGTTCTTGGTCAAATGACATTAACAAGGCAAAAAAATGGTCTTCTGTGAGCCATGTGAAAAGTTTGAAGAAACAAACGACCCGAATGACTAGACTCGAATGTAAAATTATTATGCTTGAATTTAACCAAGAGCCAAATATAACTGAACTAAATTGAAAAACGACCGAATATTAATTTGCGACGCAACAAATTCTTACATTCGTATTTTTACAAGTACGCAACATTTTTCCGAATCTGGTGAATTTTCAGGCGGAATAGTTGGCTTTTTAAGGTCAATAGGTTCGAATATTCGTGATTTCAAACCTACCCGTTGCATCTTAGTTTTTGATGGTTCCGGAGGTTCATCCAGACGAAAAAAACTATTCCCCGATTATAAGGGAAACCGTACTGGTGGAAACGGGATGCGAATGGATTTGTTTCAGTCAGTTGACGAAGAAAAACTTGCAATGAGGCAACAGTTATGTCGAATCCATGAATATTTGGAACATTTCCCCGTAGAAGTCATTTGTTTGGATAACATCGAAGCTGATGACACTATCGCTTATTGCACCATGCAATATTTCAAACCAAAAGGTTCAAAGGTTCGGATTGTAAGTACGGATCGCGATTTTTTGCAACTGGTAGATGAAAACATAGAAGTTTATTCTCCGGTTAAAAAGAAACTTTATACTCCAAAAAGCCTATATGATGAAATGAAACTTACTCCGACTGAATATTTGACATATCGGACGGTTTCGGGTGATACAAGCGACAATATCAATGGAGTGGATGGGATAGGAATTAAGACCTTATTAAAGCATTTTCCTAACCCGACTTCAATTGAAATGTTATTGGAAGAAAGCAACCAAAGGTTAGTTTCAGAAAAAAAACCAAAACAAATCTTTAAAAAAATAGTTGAAAATAAAGATATACTTTTAAGAAATTACCAATTAATGCAGTTACAAGAAACTGATATATCTGGTAATTCAAAGTTGACCATCCTGAATATGCTTGATAATCCAAAGTCTGTCAGAACCAATACATATAGAATTAGGAAATTAATGATGGAAGATGGGTTGTTAAGTACCTTCAAAAAATTGGATGAATGGTTACTTTTCACTTTTTCAAATTTAAATGTTTGGATAACGATCTAATATGCAAGAAACATTAAATCAATACGGATATGGATTTCAAGTCAAGGTTCTAACTTCATTATTAACAGATCGGGAATTTTTAGTCCAAAGTATTGATTTATTGGAACCTAAGTATTTTGAATCCCCT